TAATCACCATCCGTATACATTTTCTTTTCTTCGTCGCTCAAACCTTTACCAAAATCTCTATAAACTATATTAAATAATTCTTTAAAATCATAATCATCATGATGATCCATAAAATAAAAATCATCCCACTTATCATATGTAGTATATTTTTTTCGATGGCGTTTGGCTATTTTTGATTTTGATTCACCCCTATTCATTATTACTTCACCGGTTTCTCCATCTATAACATCGTCGCTTACTTTATCATTCGCCCCAAGTTTAGCTATAAATTTCTCTATGGCAGCCGCGTTCTTAAAAATACCATTATTTTTAACTTTAACAGTTTTTTCAAGTAATAAATTTGTTAATTTTATCATTGTTTTTCTCCTACCCTGTGCTTTCTATAAATTCGATTTTAGTTTTTGGAATTTCTTGTGGAGAAGGATATGATTTTGAACGTGCTCTATGTGTATAACAAAAATATCCATCTTTATCTTTTCCAAGTGAACATTCAAACGTTCCCATTTCTTCAGGCCAAGATACATTTTCAAAATCTTTCTTTTCTAATAAATTCATTAATTTTATCATTATAAAGCCCTACCTTCTATATCTTGGCTCGTATATTTTATTTCAAAAATACATGGATCAAGCGAAGGATAAATTACTCCTTCTTTCGTTGCAGATGCTATATCATAAATATGTCCTGAATAACCATCACTCGTTTGCCACTTATTAATAATTTCAACACTAACTACAGATTGAACTCCTTCAACACTAAATAATTCAGTCTGAATATCAGAAAGTATAATTGGTTGATTAAATTGCCATTTTTCAATATTAAACATATCTTTTATTTTTTCAATACAATTTAAAATTACTTCTCGTTTATTATAATTTTTAAATGCAACAATTGAAAATTTAAGTCCTATATTAACAATAAATCCATCCTTTATGTTAATTGCATCTGTCAACATTCTATATTGTCCCAAATAAACTTTAAAATTTTCTTTTATTGCTTTATTCAATACTGTAAGTCGTTTGTTGCTATCATATCCCAATAAATACATGTTTAATGCTAATGGGTTTGGTATTCTTGTCTGATCAATACCTACCAACGGCGCTGTATCAGGTGATTGAGATAATTGATCATCAGGTAAAATATAAGCCTTAGCAACAGCTCCATATCGAGAAGGCATTGAATAAGCACGAACAATATAATCCTCTTTATTAACAGCACGAAGTTGAGTTGGAAAATGTGCTAAAGCATTTTGTCTCACTTCTTCAACTGATTCACCATCACGACCACCATTAGCAGCAGTTGGATTACTACAAGCAACAGAATCTTTCACTTGTTGTAAAATAACAGCACTTAAAGCATCATCATCAATTGTATGATCAACCAAAATTATTTTATTTAAGTCGCCTTGATTTACATTTGAAGAATATCCACCACCCACAACATATTTTACAGTAAGAGAAGTATTGTGTGGAGCTTGACCATAAGTTCTCGTATGTAAAAAATTCGCTGGGTCAATTGGATTATCAGTAAAGGTTACGCTTCCAAATACATTTGAACCTACATTAGCAGGATTAGGAATCAGTAATTCATCAGCATCATCAGATACACCAGCACCAAATTGTAATTCTATTGATTTGTCTCCACGTATCCTTGATGTAAATCGACGAGCAGTTTTTTGTAATTTCAATAAATATGGAGCGGTATCATTATATTGAGCCAAATCCTTATCATTAGCAGCAACATTTCGTAATTGAACAAATACTGTGTCTTGAGCTAAAAATGGAACATGATGCCACGTATTACCATCAGAATCAGTCGCATCAAGTATTTCAATTATATTTGATTCACCCAATATTTTCTTTTCAAATCTTGTTGGTTCATCAAAAGCAAAACTAACAGTTTTAACTTCACCAGCCGATACTCGAACAGATTTCTTTAATACAAAAAATGTTACATTTCCAGAACCATCAGTTTCAAATATCGCTGTTGATGTAGGATTATCAGAGCTTGATACAGAAAAATTTACATCTTCTAATGTCCTAAAAATTACAGTTGATTCTGCTTCACTTTGGATTTGCATTCCAGAATTAAGAATTAAAGCATACTGATAATTAGGAACAACATTCGTTCCAGTTCCAACAGCCGGAACAATTTGATACATATCAATATCAGTATAAGCTGGAACAGATAATGCTGGTTTATATCCCATTGTATGAGCGAGAGCATATATGTTTTGTTCTTCTTCAGCATATAATAATAAGCTTTCTTTTAAAGCATTATCAGTATAATAACTAAGTACGTCGCCAACATAGGATGCCATTTCAATAAACATTGTGCCCACGCTGGATTCATTAAAATTTTTATACGTTGCAGGAAAATACACTTTAGCAAAATTCATTAAATCATCTCTAAACCCAGAAAAGTCACGTCCCATGTAGCGCACTTCTTTTTTACTCATTTATATTCTCCATTAATATGATAAAATTTTAATTAACTCTTGTCGAGCCAGTTGCTTAAGACGATTTAAATTTGTATTTCCTTTACTGTTCCACAATTTTTTACTTATCTGTTTTATTTGTTTATCAGATAAATTTAATGTAGATAATTCTCTTTCAAATTTATTAAATGCAAATATGGGTTTTTCATCTCTTAATAAATCATAGAGTTTTTGCGCAAAATCATTCGCAGTATTTACAACATTGATTTTTTCTTTAATAAGTTGTATTAATTTAATCATTTATATTCTCCATTAAGGGGCAAATGTTACTATTATTTCTGCAAATTCTTTTATGTTTCGTCGCAATCCAAATCCCATTTTTATATCTATACGATTATTGTCTATATTTTCAGTTGATACATCAATTTGAAGATCAACAATTTCAACATACGGTAACCACATATCTACAGCTTCTCTTATTTCACTATCAAGTTCATTTTTCAATCCTGGTAATAATGGTTCAAAAAGCCTACCATATATGCTTGTACCAAAATCAGGTTGCATTAAGCGTTCACCTTTTTGAGTTAGCAAAAGATTATACATATTCGCCTTTGCTTCATCCAATGAAGTAAACGTCTGATTAAAATATCCTGTTGTGCCAAGTTGTATAGGTACATTAATTCCAATTGGTTCAGCCATTATTAATTACCCTCTCGTTTTCTTTACTTTTTGTTCTGTCTTTTTTAATAATCCACTATAATCTTTCATCATATTCTTTACTATTTTTTCAGGTACTTTATTAAAATTTATTGGAGCACCATCAGGAGTAGTCGTAGGCAACGATACTACAGTTCCAGGTACTTTTACTCCAGCCCCAACTTTACCAAGATCATCTCCGTAGCCTAATTGTTCAGCCAATTTTGTTCTGTCAAATACTTTTTCAGTTGATGTATTATCCAATACAATTTCTTGTTGTGTATTGATACTTGGAGCAGTCAATGATTGTCCTCCAAGACGCTCATCAGCTGTTTGATTAAGTATATCAGCGAATTTTCCACCACGACCACCACTAAATATCTTTTCACTCACAGCCTGTCGTGTTTCATCTTCTTCAGGAGGTGACTGTAATAACTGAGTCATACTTAATTCATCTGATTCAGTAATTGTTTGTTTAGGTTTACTGTCAGCTTCTTCGATAATCTTGCGAAATTCTTGCTTAATCGTTTTCATTATTAACGGTTTTATTTCTTTAATTATTGTAGTTTTTACCGCTTCGCTTATCATCTTCTGTAAATCTTTTTTTGTTAAACCCATGTTAAATACTCCTTCTATTAACCATACCCGATCCACGGAAATGGAGTAGGTATCGGAGATGGAACAGCAGGAACTAATGCAATCGTTGTTCCACTCACTGACTGTAAATGTAATTTGAATAAATCTATCATGCTATCTACAAACTCATTCTTATTATCTGTATTTTTTATATTCATAACTGGCACAGGTGCCCCAGGACTTATTACCATATTTGATACTACACTCACTGAACCAGGAGGTGGAATTAATATCCCTAATTGTGCTCCAGTCCAAAATTGAATCAATCCTGTCGAAAACCAACCACCAAATAATGTTGGTATTACACTGTTAGATGGAACGGTTCGACCAAGCTCAAATGCATTCTGAATGCTTATCTGTAATCCAGGCTTATTATACACCGTCGCCGGATTCATATACATTAAATCTCCACCTAACTTAATAGCTGTTTCATATTCATTAGCAATTTTTGTAGAAACAGTTTTCGCTGTTGGATTTTTATTTTCTCCTGTTCTGTTATCATCAAAGAACTTTGTTATGTTTTGTTTAAAAATTGTCCAATTTATTGGCATATTTAACCTTCAACCTTCAACCACTTGCCATCTTTTTGTTTTTTATATCGTTGTCCATATCCAGTACCAAGTTTTCCTTTTCCATGAGTTTTCCAACTCTTAGGAGTCATTAACCCCCAAGGCCCTGTTTTGGTTGCACCATCAATTATTTCATCTGATATTTTGTCGCCAAAATCATCACTTTTTCCAACTGGACTCAACCAATACTTCCCTTCCACCAATTTGTTTTCTCTAAAAATTTTATTCCATATTTCTTTTTTCATTAAAATTCTCCTTACAAACTAAAATTTTGATTTGAAAGTGCACTACTAATTTTGCTCTTCCACTGATTTATTTGAGCCTGTTCTGGTGGCACTATTGGACTGGAAAAACCTGTTCCAGTTAAATGTGTGTGACTCAATACTAAATCAATCACTTCTTCCAATAATGTTTTTAATGCTTCACCCAATACAATAGGCTCTTCAGCCTCTTCACTTCCCAAATAAATTTTAGGACTATTCAATATCATCTGTGTTGGTGTATTTAAAATCATGTCGCGGTCAGAATCAACTGTGAATACTCCTTCAGTAACTAAATTTATCGCTTTCTTTGCAAACGCCATTATTTCAAATGCCTTTGCATTAAATACCAATCTATCACTATTCATAAATATCTGATTTCCGATAAATTGATTTGGTTTGTCATCATAAAATTGTAGATGAACTTTCGATCCAGCCGTTGCTGGTAATAATCCAATCGTTTCATCAACTGAACTAATCCATATAGAATTTGGATCATCATTTATATTTTCTTCTATAAGTTGAAGAGGTTCATCTGAAATTTCATCCGGTTGCCCAACCTTTAATTTAAAATTTGCTAATTGTGTTTCTGGATTAGAACCAAATCTGATTGATTGCCCAAACCTACCTTCAATTATTAAATCCCCTTCCTTTGGTCGTATTGGTTTAACATCACTTAATTTGAATGTTTTACCAAGTTTAATATCTCCTGCTTTTTGTTTCTTATTAGGTGAACCAGAATTAGAAACTTCTTCATACTCATTAGCCTTTCGCTTAGACTTATATTCTCTCGATAAATCAGGTAAACTTGCCCCAGGATAAGAATTTTCATTTGGATTATTAAATATATTAAGTTTCTGAGTATAATAAAGGTCTGAAAAAAATGTTATCCCTATTACAATTTCGTGTAAAAGTGGATAAACTTTTATATTAGGATCAATTGGTTTAGCCCAAGATAATAAAGATTCTTCTTTCCCGAGTTCACTTGTAATAAAACGAATTTTAGCTTTTCCAATATCTTCATATGTATCAAAATCTGGATGTTCTTCGTTTAAAATAATATCTATAACTTCAGCCGACTCAAGCTCGTAAAATTCAACATTTGGAGCGCCAATATCTCGAGAAGAATTTTTGTCTTGAGTAGTCAATCCTATTTGCCTATTTGTATATCGACTACCACCGCTACTTTTATCTATCTTATATGCCATCAGTATTTTCCTCTTCTTCAACACCTATATTACTTGCAATTTTATCAACTTGATCAGTTAATGTTTTAATTCGCTTTTGTTCTTTTATTCTAACTTGTTCGTATGTTGGTACTTCATCAAGTATTTGTTTTTTCTCTTCTTCAGATATAATCAATCCATCTTCGCCAGATGATTTCTCATTGCGCAACATTCGCTGTATAGTATCAGATAATTTTACTAAATGTTCGGCGTTCTTTACTTTTACATCAAGATATTCTCTGATAAGAGGAACAACAACTAATGCATGATCAAGATTTTTAACAAATTTCTTTAATTGTTCAATAAGAGTATCAACTTGACTCTCCGTTGTTTTAGAATTTGTGTAAATGTCTTCAAATAAATTAGAAAGAGTTTTTCCTTTAAATAATTCATAAGTTTTTTTATCATCCATAGTAATCTCCATTATATTATTTCTTATAGGTGTATGAGTAAATTTTTTCCATTAACAAGTCTCAAACAATAGTTTTTATAAAATAATTTCCACTAAAAAAGAAATATAGGAAAATAAATTCCATTAAAACAAATTATATACCATATATAAATATAAAATTTTTAGTTATTAAAAACAAAAAGGTCTCAACTTAAATAAGCGAGACCTTTTGTTATATTTTTTAATATATCAAATTATATAAATTTGTCGAGAGAATCATTTGTATCAAAATATCCGGTGGAATTATACGACTCTTGTAAAAATATTATGTGTTCTCTCATTTTATTTACAACAGCGGTAATATATTGAGTTCGTAATCCTGTCATTTCACGAATCATTAAATAAAGAGATTTTTTATTGTGATTTTCTATTGAGTGAGAACGTTTAAATAAAGTAATGATAGCATCGGCAATCATTATTTCTTGTCGTTTTGTAAATATATATGATAAATTATTTTCCCAATATTCTATCATTAATACTATAAACTCAGGAACATCATCATTAAATTTTCTTTCTTGGTCCTCATCAACTATATCAAATACATAATCGTTTTCACTTACATCAATTCGCTGTTTTATTTTTTTATATTTATATTCGTCAGTATTATTTAAAATCAAATGATTTTTAGCCAAAATAGAAAAATATGAAAATGCCTTACCTTTATCTTGCTGATACTTATGCATATTTAAAACCAAAAATGATACAACTTCAAATTGTAAATTTTCTGATATTTCTTGAAAATATGGAAACTTAAATCTATTTATTATATTTTCAACTAATTTATTCAGTGGTTTTTCTATTCTTTCTCTGTATACCTTTGATTTTTTTACTTGATCTTCCATTTCATTACATTCCACAATTGCATTCTCTGCATCTTTCGTGAAATAAATCTTATTCCTCGCCATTTAAATTCTCCATATTAGTATCAGGTTATAGTATTCGTATCCTTTTCCATAAGATGTTTTTTTAATTCACTCATATCTACAGGTAATCGATTTCTATCTCGTATTCTGTCAAAATCCGTGTTTTCTCCTCTACCAGCCTGAAAAGTTTCGTCTGGATTATTTGTTAATCCATACTCTGATAATTTTTTCAAAATAGAATATATTGATTGAAAAAAGAATCCTATTTCATCATCTGCCCTAAATGTTCCAGCTGCATCCAATCTATCTAATTCTCCATCTACAGTTTCAACAGTTAAAACAAAATTTTCTATCCAATTTTCATATAACTCAAGAACATTTTGATATTTATTACTTTGTGCCATTTTTCGCCGTATAATTATTCCTTCAACCACAGCTACAACTATTAAAATAAATATACTCCCTATCAGTATTATTTCAATCATCTTTTTTCTCACTTTCTGTATCCTTGTCGCTAACTTCAAGATTACCAAATAAATTTTCAAATGATTTTATGTCAATTCCTTCTGAAGAAATCCCAGGTTCGAGTGTAAATGTCTTTGGTTTTTTCTTATTCCTAATTGGAGTTACTATTCCACTTGCATTGCTTCCTCCACTTTCCATAAAACGAATTCCATCAGATGTCGCCAACCACTGTTCATACTCTATCTTGGACGCCATCATATCACCCCAATGCATTACAAACGGTAACATTGTTCGTAATCCAA